GCTAAAGAAATCTCTATACGCTGTTCCTTTCAAAGCAGGTAGCGTTTTCCTACATATTGTATATACCTTTCCTTGCTCCTGTAAGGCTTTCAGGATTATTAATTGTGCTAAAGAATAAGTCTTACTACTTCTTGTACCCCCTTGATTTACAACAATTCTTGTAGTAGCATTAAGATTCTTCTGTAGTACTATTGTTCCCTGTAGGCTTAATGATTTCAATTTCTATTTTATTTATCTTTTCTTCGTTAGAAGTGAGGTTTATATTCTGCTTTTGTATATATCCTCTTTTATGTCCTTTATGTTGTAGGTAGAATATAATACTCCTTTCCTTTTCTTTTTGAATATTCTTAAATAATTGGCTTTCAACGAAGTCTAATTTAACATTGTCTATCTCATCTACTTTCTTTTTAAATTCTTCATCCTCTTTATACCATTTATAGAAACTTGACCTACTTATATTAGCTTTACTACAAGCTGTAGATACTATTCCTAAAGAGTTTTCTAAACCCTCTATTAACATTTTTTTCTTTATATGTTCTTTTTTGTCCATTTTATTAAATTTTTTAGATACCCTTAAACGCTTTTAAAGGGTAGAATATTAAACTATTTCTATAGCCATTTTTAGCTATTGGTTTGATTGGTGTTACTCCGTGTACATTCTTCCAAGCAGGGTAAACTAACATAGAATTATCTGCCTGCTCAAAAGTTAAATTATAATCAGGCACATTTAAACAGCCCCCCTCAGCGTTATTTCTTTTGGTTAATATAGTATTTACTGTTCCTTGTATATTAGCTGTATCTCTATGAAAAGCAGCTGATATATTGAAATTAGATATACTGCTTGTATAAAGGTTTCCAAATCTCCATTCTTTTTTTATATCCTCAAATAGATTAACTTGTCTTTTGTAAATTTTGGGAGTTAATTCTTTAATTATCTTTTCTGCCTCTAAACAAGAAGCCCACATTGATTTAATAAATGTCTGTGCTTTAGGCTCTCTGTGAACAGGAGTGATACTTGGGTAAGGCATTCTCATATGGGGCTTAGGGGCTCTGCTTCCTAATATAGTGCTGTATTGCACGACAAGTTCCTTACCTTTTAATTTCCTTTTAATTTTATCCTCTTTATTTCCTTGGGGACCCCTGCTCATTTCCTGCTTAGGTACATTATCACTTCTAAATTCTTTATTGGCTATTGCTATCAACTGTTGTAACTTGTTACTGTACTTTTTTACATCTTTAATATAAAAGCCAATAATTTCATCTTCCAGCTTTAATAAACAATCTTCCTTTACATTTGGCTCATAATAAGGACATTTTTTACCAATTTTTATATTATGCTCTACTTTGTTTAATTTTAATATTTTCATTTCACAATTTTATTTAAACTATTAGCAAACTTTTTAAAATCTATTTTGACGTCTACTTTTTTATTGTTTTTATATAGTTTTGTAAATGGTCTCCAATTTTTATACAAAGACATCGCCCACTTGTAATCATTATTCTGTTTATAATCTTCGTGCAAACCCCCTTTATTGCTCCCTACAATTGGGGTAGAAAACCCAATTTTCAAAAACTTTACAATACCATTTCCGTATTTAATAGTCTTTAAAGCAAAGTCCTTGTCCTCTTTAGTGTTGTTTTCGTATTCCCATTTTATTTTTTTAGTGTTCATTAATACACAAGCCTCTACTGACTTCTTATTTATCGTATAGTCATTCTTAGAAGTCCATATCAACTGTTTATTATTAATACCATACAATTCAAATGGTAGGTCATTTGCCTTTCCTTTTATTGTGTGCCAGAATGATGCTGATATTTTTACGTTCTTTCCATTTTCATATCTATAAAAACAATTAATATCATCATCACAGAATATTACCCATTTATAATTATTCTCCCTTGCATAATTTAACATAAAATTTCTAACAAAAGATATTCCTTTATTATTTTGTTGAATATTAACTTTATTAGGCACATTATATAAATCAAATTCATTTGGCTCAATAAAATGTTTCACATCAATATTAACTTGTTCAAACAGTTTATATGTAGTTGTATTTATTCTTCCCTTTGTAGGTATAAAGCAAATCATTTTAAATTTTTAAAAGCCTTTAAAGTTATTAAGCCAACATTTTTTCCATTTTTTCTTGCCTGGTTTATTAGTAACACTGCTTCGCCATAGTGTTCAGGCTCAAATTCTATTTGGATTGCCCTCTTTACACCTGCTTCCTTATCGCCTAAAGTGCTCCCTAAATCCAAGTCATCTAAAACAGAATAATCTACTTCTTCTTCAGGTTGCCACACATCAATTCCCCAATCTTTCAATTCTACATTATCCCATTCATTAGCCAATATATCCCAATCCCATTCTCCAAAACTTGCATTATCTGTAATTATAAATTGTTTCTTTTGTTCTTCTGTTAATTCATTTTCTTGTAAATAGTGAACTTCTTTTATCCCTAATTCTTTGATTGCCTGTAATCGCATATTGCCACCAAGTACAACAAAGTTTTCATCTACAACTATTGGTCTTAACTCTAACATCTTAGGAAACTCTTTTATAGACTTTTTTAGTCTTTCAAATTTTCCTTTCTTAATTGTTCTTGGATTATTAGGATTTAATTTTAATTCGCTTACTTTAATTTTGTTCATTTTTTTTAATTTTATTTTGATATAAGTATTTTTTAATGTTTTCTAAGTGTTCTATTCTACAATAGGTATTAAATTCTTTGTCCGTTTCTGCCCTATTATGACAATCTCTACAAAGGCAAATTAAGTTTTCTATATAGTCCATACATTTTGAGCCACCTAATCCTCTCGCTTTAATATGATGAATGTCTTGCCCTGGACAAGCCCCACACATTTCGCAACAAATTTCATCCGACTCATCTAAGTAAAAGAATGTCATATATATTTTAGTGTGGTTTCTCATCTTCCCTGTCCTCTATATTTTTTTTGAGGTTTATTATTCTTTGAATGTACCCCTTTTCTTTTTTTGTTTTTATTAGGGGCAAATCTCCAGGCTTTCTTTTTCATACCTTACAAGACTTTTCATATACATTTTTTAGATTATTCATTATTTGTTTATTACAAGGACTACAGCTTTTCCATTGAGGGTCAACTCCAAACACCCCTTTATATAAAGCTGATACTATTGCCTTTTCAGCAGGAGTTAACATACCCTTTTTATCTACAGCAGGTACTACTTCATTATATATCTTTATTTCATCCTCAGTAAATTGTCTAAGATTTCTAAAGTTTGGAAACATTTGATTCAGTTTTTTCTTTCGTTCCTCGCATCCACAGTCATCTCCTAACACTTTCTTAGCTAATTTATCTATTCCTGTAGCCTTAGTTATTTTAGATATTGTATCTCCAAGCCCTTTACTTTTGTCTTTCATTTTGTAAGTATTTTTTAACTATTCTTATTGACTTACCTAAAGTGTTTCTATTAATCTTTGTAGCCATTTGCATAGATGATAAACTAAAGCCATTTAGATAGTAGATTTTAAATATCTGCACATCAAACCAATTTAAGTCTTTACACTTTTTATCTATCCAATTTAGCCTTTGTTCCATTTTCTTTAATTCCTGCCAATTATCTCCACCATTATTATTATCCCCTTTATTAAATATATAATTTTCTTTATATTGTTTCCTGAGCTTATAATGTCTTTTATATTTAGCATAAAAAGGAGAAGTTGAAGAATGATACTGATTAATCATAATTCTTACGATATAATACAATAATTCTCCCCTTTGTATTAGACCATTAATCAGCTTCTCCTCTTTTTTGTAAAGCTCTAAAACTACTTCGTGTAATAAATCTTCGTGGTCAGGGTATTTGTCCGAAGTTAATTTTCTACTAACTTCCATTAGTTTGGCATACCTTTTGCTTATATATAAGTTAAGGCTTTTCACAATTTAGGTACTCCAAGTTCTAATAATTGGTCGTACTCCCATAAACCAAGTCTGCTACCCTCAATATTTACATTCGTTTTATACTTATTTTTTATATATCCT